GTTTGAGCATGTCGGTATGTGTGATGGGTGTAGATGGAAGCAAGAAAAACGAACATGGACGAAAGAGTAAATAATGGTATCTGCCCATTCGTCCGCTCTGGCGAATGCGATGTTCCTCCGTGTAATTCGTGCTTTTTATATCATATGAGTTGTCATGAAGATAAAAAGGAGCAGCAAGGAAATTGAAACGACCAGAAATCACAAAGCAATTATCAGAGCTGTTAGAAAAACACATTGATCCGCATAACGATCCGCGTGTGTATTGGGCAAAAGAAGTGACATTTGATTATGCCACAAGCAATACCGTGAGAGTTGACTACATGCTTTTTAAGCCAGTAAACAACTCCGTTTCTGGTATTGAAAAGGGAGATTTTTCTTGTTATGAGATTAAGTCCTCTGTCGATGATTTTCACTCGAAAAATGGACACAACTTTATTGGCGATAAAAACTACTATGTCATGCCAGAGAGTGTGTTTGAAAGTGTGAAAAATGAAATTCCTTATTTTGTTGGTGTCCTATGTCCGCGTCAGGTATTTAACGACAGCTCTGTATATCAACTTACCGTTGTAAAAAACGCAAAGAAACACGACCGTACAAAATCAGTCTCAGAAATGCTGTTAATGATGTGGCGCTCATCCAGACGCGAAATTGTTAAAGCAAGACGTATTAAAAAAGTGGAGGAAGTAATGGAAACTAATGTTTTAATTAAGAATCTCCGTGAAGCTGCAAGCAAATGGGATAGAGACAACCCAAATCCACCGACATTCTCAACGGTTTATTCTGCTGCTTTGCGTGACGCTGCAAGCAGATTAGAAGAGTATGAGAGGATTATTGCGGAGACACAGAAGCCAAACAATGTACTTAGTATTGAAGACCTTCAGCACATGAATGGACAACCGGTGTGGATTGAAGATATCCATGAATGGGCTATCGTTTCTGTTGATGAATGCGGATATTATGAAGGCATTCCATTTGCACGGGGACACTGCTTTAACTGGAATCTTAAAGACCGCGACCTGAAATGCTACAGGAAACCGTCGGCCAGTACCACACAGGAGGATAACTAATGGAGCGGCTGACTAATAAACGCGAGGCAGATGCTCAGCGTAAGGATTACGAAAACCGCATCAAGAACGGCTATCCGCGTAATATTCCGGAAGAGCGTTTTCTTCGCCTCGCTGCATACGAAGATACAAAGATGTCACCAGAACTCGTCGAAAAGGTTGCCAAGTTTGCAATGTGGGTAAATGAAAATGGGATTGATCGGCTGCGGCATCTTGCAGAAGCAGACGAAGAAAATCGCATCATTATTTTGCCATCAAAAGAGTCTCGAAAGAAATTACAAGAAGCATTCAACATCGTTGTAAAATATGGTTTTTGCAGTGATTGTGTACAGAAATACGATGGAACACTTTGCCACCAGTGCGATTGTTTTCAGAATGGTGTTGATGTGATTAGGCAAACTTTATTTGGCAATGTGTTAGAGGTGTGCGAGGATGGCTAATAATTATATAGCGCGTGATTCCCTCTTAGAAAAGCTTCAGACAACAAGCATAGTCACAGATGATTTGTACGGCATGGGGATTATGAGTGGTATGGATGCTGCGAGAAAAATTGTAGCCGAACAGCCAGTCATAGACGCAGAGCTGGTTGTAAGATGTCAGCATTGTAAACACCATGACGAGGGTGAAAATTACATTTATTGTTGGCTGTTAAAAACGAAATGCCCGAATGATGCAGAGTTCTTCTGTGCTTATGGCGAAAAAGAAAGTGGTAACTAATATGGCAATGAAAATTGGATATATTCAAGAGATTGACCTTCAGCTTAATCCTCAGTACAAAGAGCGATTCCGATTCAAAGAAGCGTCATTTACTCGCAGAATTTCAAGTCGCGGAGATCGTGTGTATTCCAAAATGCTTGCATATCCGGTTGACTATGAAGAAATCGTAGACAATGCAAACATCATGAAGAAAAATAGCAAGGTGGTTTTAGTACGAGAGCCATTTCTACTTGATGACGAGCTACGCAAAAAAGTTACAGAGTGGGTTGAGTGGGCAAATGCAGCAGATCCACATGAATACGATCCATTCGCATAAGAGAGGTTTGTACAATGGATAACAAAAAGCGCACACAAACTAACAGCACAAACGAACCTGTTCATTGCAAGGATTGCCAGCACCTTATGTTTTCCGATTGTTATGGAGAATGTACAAAATGCCATTTAGGAATTGTGCGTCCAGATGATTCTTGCGAATTTGGCGAAAGGAGAGCCACAACACATGTCTGAAACCAGAAAGCTGTATATCGCAGACTGGCATTATGCACATGCAAACATTCTTGCGTTTGATAATCGCCCGTTTAAGACAGTAGAAGAAATGAATGAAGAGCTTGTTAAGCGTTGGAATGCTACAGTCAATCCTGGTGATACGGTTTATGTGCTTGGTGATATGTTTTGGTGTATTTCCTCTCAGGCCGTACCAATTCTGCAAGCCTTGAACGGACAGAAATTTCTTATCAAAGGAAATCATGATAGATCTAATGATGGTAAGTTCGTAAAAGAGTTTGCGAAAATTACAGAGTACCTTGAAGTAAATGATAATTTTAGAAACATCGTACTTTGCCATTATCCCATTCCGTGTTTCAAAAATCATTATTACGGCTGGTATCATCTGTATGGGCATGTACATAATTCGTTTGAGTATCAGATGATGGAGCATGACAAATATCTGATGCAGGAGCTATACGGAAAGCAGTGCCAAATGTTCAATGTGGGTGCAATGATGCCGTATATGGACTATACTCCACGGACTCTTGATGAAATTCTAAAAGGAGCAAGTTAAACAATATGGAGAGATTCTATGTAATAAAGCCTGAATGTGGGTTTTACAAGCAGGTGTTCGATTATTTAGAAAACGCGCAGATCGTAAACAAGCTGTTCAATCAGTTCTCTCATGATATGGAGATCGAATCCAATCTCTATTATGCCAGTAATGATACGGTGTCAATTGTACCGACAGCAAAGGACAAGGAGAAATTTGCAAATCAATTCAAAAAATATGCTGACGGCGCGACAGGTCTGATGTTCTTCAAACAGAATAGTAGGGTTTATAAGGAATGGATCGCTTTATTGAAAAAGAATAATCTGAAAGTAAAGTCCCGTCCGCAGCCAGGATTCTATTTTGGGATTTGGGGCAAAGGAAGTTCTCGTTTATTTGAACACGATGGAAAGCTATACATGTCCTTAAACTACAATCAAGATTTTGAAGATCCGCAGGATTGCGAGCCTATTCTTGGCAGCGAGTTTTACAAAGTATTAGAAGAACTCGAACATAACAAAAAGAAGTGATGAGGTGAAATATGAACACAGGAGTAATGTTCTCATCGAAGTCTATGAATTGGGCAACGCCGCAAGACTTCTTTGACAAACTCAACTCCGAGTTTCACTTTACCCTTGATCCGTGCGCAGACAGTGAAAACCATAAATGCGCTACATATTACACAGAGCGCGAAAATGGTCTTGCACAGTGCTGGGGGGGGGCAAACGGTCTTCTGTAACCCACCATACGGAAGAGCGATTAAGGATTGGGTAAAGAAATGCTCGGAAGAATCGTTAAAACCCAATACAACGGTTGTAATGCTGATTCCAGCGCGAACCGATACGAGTTATTTCCACGATTATATTTATCAAAAACCAAATGTCGAAATCCGGTTTATTCGCGGACGATTGAAATTCGGAGACAGAAAGAACTCCGCCCCATTCCCAAGCATGGTGGTTATATTCAAATCTAAAAAGGATGGAACATAATGGCTATCAAAGAAAATATGGACTTATACAGATGCGAAAAATGCAAAAAGCTTTATACATCTGAGTATGCTGCGAATATCTGTTGTAAGCAATATCATTGTAGAGTGTGTGGAAAAGAAACACCTCAGTATATGTTGATTTGCGATTCTTGCGCAGAGCATGAACGCTTTGAAAAAGCAAGAAAAATGACTCTCGCAGAGTATTATGAAGAATTCCCAGGCAACATGCTCTATTACGGAGAAGAATTCTATGACGATATTGAATCTCTATTAGACAGCATTGATTATGACTATGAGGACATTCCAAAATATGTATACGGTACAACAATGGAAAGCATGGAGATCGACGCAAATCAAATGCTACAGCAGGCAGAAGAGGATTCAGATGTCGAGGATTTTTATTTTGATGATGCTGGCGCTAAAGAGCTAAGAGAGTTTGTTAAACAGTGGAACGCAAAGTACGCTAAAAGCTACTACTCATGGAATGACAAGGTAGTTGTTATGCTTCCTCCAGAATACCAAAAGGAGCGCGTCAATGATTAAAACAGTAGTTGGAGATATTCTTGACGCAACGGAAGAAATTACTTGTCATCAGGTGAATTGTCGAGGCGTAATGGGAGCGGGCGTAGCTAAAACACTTTGTACTCGTTGGCCTATCATCAAAAAGACATACATCCGATATTGCAGAAGATTTGAAAATCAAAATGAGCTTCTTGGTCATGTTCTTCCTGTAGAGGTCGAGCCAAATAAGACTGTTTTGAATATATTTGGGCAACTCGATTATGGTAGAGACAAATACCGTAAGTACACAGACTATGTTGCTCTCACAAAAGCATTTGATGAGATCCGCAATAAGTATCACAACAAATCACTCGCATTCCCATATGGGTTTGGCTGCGGATTAGCAAATGGCGACTGGAATATTGTTGAAAATATGATTAACACATACTTTGCGGATATGGATGTCACTATTTACAGACTTTCAGCAAGGAGCGATGAGGTATGAAACTATATTTTCGCAATAGCCAAGCTAAATTCCGCCCCATTGCTAATATCGACGGCAGAAAGCCAGACAAAGAGATTGCCAAACAGATCGTTGCAAAAATCAATGAATTTTGTAATGAACGAAACTTCAAGATTTATTACACGAGAATATGGCATGAGGAATGCAAGGGAAAGCAAATGACAAAGTTTGATGTAGGAAGCCATACGGAATTTTTCTATTTTGAAAAAGCTCTTCCGTTCGCAGCATTTCAAGGAGACGAATAAATGAAAGTATTACTTATTCCTGATTGGCAGGGTTGTACGATCATTACGGACAATGGTTATTGTACGATTCAAGGCTTGCCAAATGACATTGTAGATAAGGTGTTTGTATCTGAAATCCCTATTAGTAATGGGATTGGACTGATTACCCCACTTGTAAATGAGCTTACTATCGTATCTGGTAGCAGTGCAGCAAGTCTGTATTGCAAGTTGCTCAATGAACACCATATTGTCACTAAAGAGATTTTTAACACAAAGCCGTCTGCGTTACTGAAAGGAATCCGAAATGGATAGGCTAATTGCCATCGGAGACATTCACGGATGTCTCCACACACTGAAAGAGCTTCTGAAAAGTGTGGATTATAGCAGTCAGACAGATATATTAGTGTTTGTCGGTGACTACATAGATCGCGGAGCAAATAGCTGTGAAACTGTGGCATTTCTTCGCAAGCTCCAGCAACAGGTAGGAAAAGACCGTTGCGTTTGCCTTCGTGGTAATCATGAACAAATGGCAGTTGACGCATTTATAAGCGGAGACAATTCGCTTTGGTTTTACAATGGCGGATATTCGACTGTATGTAGTTACGACAGAAATGGCGTAGACATTGAATCAGATATTGATTGGTTTAAGACTCTTCCGCTTGTGTATGATACGCCAGAAATTATATTCTGTCATGCCGGCCTGTCAAAACCATTACTCAAAGACAATACTGCACATGATCTGCTTTGGGGACGCGATTGGATTCGACATAATGACCACAGGCCACGAGAGAAACAGGTAATCTTTGGGCATACACCAAGTAAAACTGGTGCTGCTTATACCGTAGCAACTGGCGATATTTGTATCGACTCGGCGTGTGTTTATGGCAGGAAACTATGTGCTTTAGCAATCAACGAAGACGGAAACAGCAAACTATTCTATGCAGACAAGTCCGAAGAGGACGATGAAAACCTGTAAGGAATTAGTTAAACAGCATTTGGAGCGTGAATTGATGTTCAAAATTCTCATTTTCTATAAGAGCATTTCTGCGGTTAAGAACTACCTCGAAATGTTTAGGAATATGCCATTGATGGTTTTTGAAGAGACTCGCAACGGTTTCACATTCAATGGTGAAAAAGTAAATATAAAGGGTGTCCGCTGCGCTAAAATCTCGGATCAGTACCGTGGATATCTGGCGCATATTATCGCTGTGCAAGAAGAACTTACATGGGCTGAAAATTGGAACGAGGTTCGAGATCGCATCGTTTACCCCATGCTTCAAACACCGATTGATATTCAAATCTTTGATGGAGATTATCCAGATGAGCAAGCGGCTTAAAGAAGAAAAGCCTAAGTATATTACGGATGAAAACGGTACGCAATTTTTTGTAGTTGGTAATACGAAAATCCGTGTAACAGAGCATTTTAATAGCAAGGGTAAACATATCAAAGATCTCGTAGAAAACGCAGTACAATATGCTGCAAATGCAGCTTAATACCGGTGACAACAGCTCGTACTTGTGATATAATTATGCGGTAAGCTTATCATAAGTGCGAGTTGTTTCACTACTAAAGGAGGTTGCTAAACAACGGTGAAACAACTGATTTATCGCGTCGCGCTCTATATGCGATTGAGCCGAGACGATGAAGATTACGGAGAAAGCGTTAGTATTGAAACCCAGCGCAAAATCATCACACAATTTGCTAATGAACAGCACTTCATTATAGTTGACGAATACATTGATGATGGTTGGACTGGCACGAACTTTGATCGTCCAGCGTTCCAACGCATGATGGAAGATGTCGAGTCCGGAAAGGTGAATTGCATTATTACTAAGGATCTCTCCCGCCTTGGTCGTGAGCATATCATGATGGACTATTATCTGGAATTCTACTTTCCAGAAAAACGAATCCGCTATATTGCCGTCACAGAGAATGAAGATACGGAAAAGGGCTTGTCGGACTTCGTTCCGTTCAAGAACCTATTCAATGAATGGTTCGCAAAAGACACGAGCCGTAAAGTCAAGGCTGCTTTCAAAGCAAAGTTTGCTGCTGGGGATCGTATTTGCGCGTATGTTAAAATCGGATATAAGCGGCATCCAGAAATCAAAAACCGCATTGTGCCAGATGAAGAAACAAGGTGGATACCTGAGAAAATCTTTGATTTGGCTTATCACGGTGCTGGAGCTGCTAAAATTACAAGGACTCTAATTGCAGAAAAAGTTCCTACGCCGTCTTGGATCAACTACCAGAGATTCGGGACATTCGCTCATGTATATCAAAATGCCTCAGAAGAAAAACGGTACGCATGGACGGTTGCGCAAGTCAAGTACATCTTGAAAGATGAAACCTACATTGGAAATACGGTTCACTACAAACAGACGAACATATCTTTCAAGAACAAGAAACGCATTCGCAAGCCAGAAGATGAGTGGTGGAGAATTGAAAACACTCACGATGGATTGATTCCAAAGGAAATGTTTGCTTCTGTCCAAGAGCAGATTGCTACCAGACGTCGGATGCAGAAAGATCACACAACGCAGATCTTCTCTGGGCTTGTCAAATGTGCTGATTGCGGATGGTCAATGCGTTTCGGTACGAATCGGCAAAATAAAAACCCATACAGCCACTATACATGCAGCAAGTATGGGCAAGTAGGAATCCATTGTTCTGCACACTACATCCGATACGATGTACTGTATGCCTATGTGCTATCAAGAATTCAGTATTGGGCGGCGCAGGCCGTACAAGACGAGGATGCTCTTTTAGAAAGGCTTCTTCAAACAGGCAATGCAAAACAGAATGCCGAGCGAAAAAAGATCGCTGACGATTTGAAGAGAGCTGAAAAACGACAAAAGGAATTAGACAACCTTTTCGCCAAGCTATATGAGGATCGAATTGCTGAGAGAATCACGGAGCGAAACTTCATTATGCTGTCTGCAAAATATCAGGAAGAGCAAAACGCTTTGGATGGGAAGATAGACCTACTTAATGGGCAAATCAGTGAAAATTCTGAGCGATATAGCAATATTGAAACTTGGGTGAAACTGATTAAGCAGTACGCATCTCCAACGGAATTAGACTCAATTTTACTCAATGCTCTTGTGGAAAAAATCGCAGTCCACGAGGCAATCAAACACGAAGATGGAAGTCGAGAGCAAGAGGTCGAGATTTTCTATAAGTTTGTAGGAAAGATCGACTGAGAGGCCAATATCTTTAAGTATGTGAATGGGGGGATTCACTTAGTTAAAGAT